GATTTCCCGTGAGGTACGCATCCTGAGCACCGTAGGCAACGAGTTGAAGGAGACCACCGCCCATTTGTCTTTACTACTTGAGAAAGGATATATTCTTCCCCCTGAAACACAAAAAAAGTAAGTCTGACTACACAAATGTACGGAGGCAGATTAAAAGACGACGTCCTCACAATCGATCAACTTCGGGGACAGTATATTGTGCTTGTCAATCAACCATTGACGTGGGAACTCATTCGGGATATCCACGCGATTCTGCGCCCTCAAGTGGATGTCTATGGTGGATTCACGAGTCGCCGTGGAAAGGAAGATTGGGAGAGTCTTACAAATGTGCTTCGCCAATTTGAGGCAGGACAACTCGAAGGTCCCAATTTGGCGGATGTCGAAACATGGAAAGAGGATTTAAAAAACGTGATTCGACGCCTCGTTTGGTATCAGCAGCACAAACAGGATTTGGGAGATACCAATCGTCGCGACGGAGATCCGGAATACGACCCAATGGCGCCCGAGCATGAAATGGAAGTATCCAGTTCCCCGGGATTTTCAAATGCTCCAGTTGCTCAGAGAATGAATGCAGAACCCATGGCGCCTGGACAACCTCTAAGTCAACGCGATGCATTTGACCAAGCATGGGCATCAGCATTGGGATTCGCACCCCGCTCTGGAGGTGTCAAACGAAAAAGTCAAACTGCAAAGTTCTGCAGGTGCATCAAACAGGTCCGCAAGACAATTCGTCCTCGCAAGGGAAGCACCAAAGAAAGTGCAGCAATTGGAGTGTGTGTCAAGAGCGTTCTTCATTCAAAGAGACGTACAGTCAAGACGTTCAAGTGTGGGAAGTCTGCTCGATTGGTAACTCAGAAACGGAGGTAAGAGCATCACGACATGCCATTTGTTCTGCCTTTTTGCGAGTCGATCCTATGCCATAGGCAATGTGCTTGCCAGACGCATCACACACTGCCACTCGAATTTCCCCCTTTTTGGTATCATTTGAAAGCATTACATACGTAGGCGTGCAATTCAATGCACGCTGACAATACTTTTGAAAGGCATCCTTGTAGTTGGTTGCAGAACCAATGACGTCATCAATGTCTAGATATGCCTCCATGACAGAGGTGACAAACACATAGACAATGTTGAAGCGATTTCCACAATCTGCCCACAATGCACCTAGAAATGCCTCAAAGATATCACCAAGTTTCTTGGTGTTGTTTCGTCCATCAATCGCCACAGATTCTTCATTGTGACGACTGATGACGTAGAATCGATTCAACCCGAGATGTTTGGACAACTGTCCAATCTGCTCATTGTTGACCAGGACTTTGCGCGCATCCGTGAGAAATCCCTGCTTCTTCTCTCGATACTTTTTGCGAAGGTAGGTTGCAACACAGACTCCCAGCACGGAATCTCCCTCAAACTCCAGACACTCATAGGATTCGTCCTGAAGTGGCATCACGCCTGGGGGACAGGGTGCCAATTGTGCAGGACGCCCATCCGGGGTTGTATACTCCATACGACGCACATACGTGGTATGGACCATTGCTGTCTGAAAGATCTTGGGATTCTGGACTCGATAATGCGGAAGTCCGTGCTTTCGAAGAATGGCATGAATGTGGTTCTCTGTGAACCAGCGATTGTTTGGATTGTAGGGATTGTAGGTCTCCATTGTTATGGGATATCTTTCTTAGAGATACAAAGTTTCGTTTTCTGCCGCTTTCATGGAAAAAATTGTGTCACTCCATAGCATACAATTGATGGTCAAACCTCTGTACACTCTGGCGCTCCGTGCGTTGAGTACAAACAAAGAAGTGCTCGCACACTTGACACGAATCCAACATGGATTCATGCCGGACAAGCAAATTGAACAAGCCCAAGTTATTGTCGCCCAACTTCAAGATATGTTGCGCGAGATGCAGGAGGTCGCCAAGACCCCTCCCTCGCAATCGCATCACATTCCCCTCAAGTAGACTCCTCATCCATCGCTTTGAGTTCGAAACTATAGTCCGTTGTTGCCGTCAGAGTTCGTTCGTGCCGGACCACGATCTCCCGAAAGACATCTTCCCCGTGCTCGGGTAGGATTTCCGCGAGATATTGCTCCAACTGCTTCTTTGAGAGAGTCCATCCCTTCTTCCACTCTCCGGGGCGTTTGACCTGAAACACCATCTTTGATTTTGCCAACTCGATCTTCTGTGGAAGATCATCGCGGTGCGGTTCGTTGTAGACTGCCGCCATATTCATCTCGACTGTGCTTCGCTTCTCGCGAAGGTCTTTGACCTCTGCATTCAGGGTTCCAATACGCTTGTTGAGTTCCACATACTTTGTGAGATAGGGTGCTAGAGAGTTCATCGTGTGCTTGTCTGGTGTCTGCGTTTTATCTATCCGTTTTTGAACAAGAGATGTCCTGGTTAGACGAAGATGCAGTGGATCGACTTCGGGAAGTCTACAACAAAGAACATTCTCGCGAACCTGCAATCCATGCAGGAGACCCAGAGAAGGTCTGGGACCAGTTGCAAGACCGCCTTCGTGCCAAATGCAAAACAGGTCGCGCAGAGTGTATTGTCGCGTCCTTGTTGCGCCGCCCCAAAGCGCCGAATGAATGGGCGCTGAATCGATACGAATGGTTGTCGAGTGATGACATTGATGCAATTGAGAAAAACTATGCAGATGTGTTTGATGATTATTATTATGTGGGGACGGTTCCCATTGATTTTGATTTGAAAAACGAGACTCGGGAGTGCTTGGTATCTGCATTGTGTGCGATGAAACTTCCCGAACTGTACAAGAAGGGAAAACATCGCATTGGCATTGTCATCAACACGGATCCTCATGACGGTCCCGGACAGCACTGGGTTGCGGTGTTTTGTGACATCCGTCCAGAACTCGAGTATCCTCGCTTTACCTATTTTGATTCGTATGGAATGACCCCAGAGAAGGAAATCAAGACATTGATGAAGCGGTGGAAAGAACAGTGGGATGTGACCGGTGTTCACAAGAATCCCATGAAACTCACCTACAACAAGACGCGTCACCAGTACAAGGACTCTGAGTGTGGAATGTATTGTTTGTATTTTCACTATGCGTGTTTGATGAATATCCCAATGGACACCAAGATTCCCGACGATGTCATTAATGCATTTCGCAATCTGCTGTTCCGCATTCCAAAAATAGATTCAAACAAGTAAGTAATGAAGTGGCTCCTTGCTGCTGTGCTTGCGGCCTTTTTGGTATATTTGATCTACGAACAGATGAATGGACGGACGCCCACAGTAGGTCCTCGCAAACGTCTCTGTGACTACACTGCTACAGGATCTGTTTATGAAGATATCCCGAGTGCGCTGAAACGCGGCATTCGTCTTCTCGAAGTTCACGTGTATTCTGATGAGCGCGACGAACCCGTCGTTGCCACCACGCCCCAGACGAATGGACGCGATTTCGCAGACAACAATGTCTCGTTCGAACAAGTGTGCATTGACATTGTCAACGATGCGTTTCCCTCCAAGGATCCCCTGATTTTGTCCATCGTGCCCCATACCGACAAGAGTGTGACGCTCAACAAGGTTGCTGAACATCTTCAGAGCATTCCTCGTGCACATTTGATTGCTGCGACCCATATCGCAGATGTTCCCATCGATCGGTTTGCGAATAAGTTGCTCATTGTATCGGGAGGAGTCAGGGGTACAGAACTGGAACCTTTGGTGAATCTGTCCTGGGATGATGATGACCTTCGCCGTCTGTCGTACCAGCAGGCACTGCACCCTCGCGATCCTGCGGAACTCAAACAGTTCAACACAGATTTCATTAGCATGGTTGTTCCCGACCCAACTCTCACAACAATCACTGCGAATCCTAAGGACCCCCTTGCGTATGGATGCCAGTGGAACTTCTTTGTTCAGGATCCCCCGGGATTCGTTGAAAAGTTGTCTCGTTCCTAAAACAAAATGGAAGGTTCTACTGAGCAGTCTGCTGGCAAGCGCAACCCGTGGCTCACCCACGTCAAGAAGACCATGAAGTCCCACAAGGGCAAGTCCTTCAAGGCAATCCTCAAGATCGCCAAGAAGACGTTCAAGTCCTCCAAGAAGGGTGGTGCTCTCTCGCCCCTCCCCCTCTCCGGTGGTCGTCGCAAGACCATGAAGGCGGGTCGCAAGCACTAAAAAACGAATTCGAAATGCTTTGAGTCCATAGAAATATGGACGATCCCAAAACACGTCGTGAATCAAAAAAGAGCGCCAAGGAAAAGGCGCAGGGAAAGAATACCATCTATTCGGCCAAACATGTTCGGCAGATGGAAGCGTTAAAGGAGAAACAGAAATCAAAGTAGACTTTTGTGTGAGACTCTGTATGTTTTGCGATGATCGCGGTTCTTTGTTCGTCCACCCCCTGCCAGTTTGCGGCAGGTTTTTCCATGATACGTCTTTTTGGAGCAACCACTCCGGTAATACGCAACATGATGGGCATATCCGCGATAGGTGGGAATTGATTTGCCAACTGTCTTGGAGAGTCGCGACAAGAGTCCATACATCCACTTCATGTAGGACTGGCGAGACCCCAACGTAGGTTCATTGTCGGCGACATATTCGGCAAACACTTTTCGAAGGGTCTCGAAAGGATATGCCTCTGCCAAAGCGTGGAGAAAGTGGCGATGCGTTGCCATATTGGATTCCTCTGGTTCTTCGGGATAATTCGCAGCAATCACAAACAAAAAGTCGCGTCCGGGAACCTGGGTGGGTTTCATTGCCATGTATCTCTTTTTCACATCCTCAAAGTCTGGGTCTTCGCCCGGATTGACAACAGTAGGATCAGTTTCTGCTTGCTTCCGCAACTTGGCATTGACCATGTTGTGAATCTCGTACAACCACTTTCCCGGATCGCCGCGAAGGGGGTGCTCCTTCACAAACTGAGTCGTCGATTCTCGACAGAACTTGCAAGGCAAAATATCCTTCATTGCATTCAAGACATCGTCGGGATGGTCAGATCGAAACGCCACTAAATGAAACAATTGCCACGCACTGGGTCCCCAGAACCGTGTATCCATTGTTTACAGTCCAGCAAAGTTATCAAGCACTTCCCATCCCCCGGTCTCTAGCAGTTTTTCAATCCGGCGGGGATGATACACGTTCGCACACAGTTCCTCTTTGATTTGATGGCACCTACGAACTGTGCGCATTTTCTCGGCGCCTGCGAACAACTCGTCACGAAGGTACGCAGTTCTTCCGGTTGTTCGATAGAAACTCGTGCTGTGCAAACGAATGTATGCATTGTCGGCTTGCCGTTTTTGGTGAGCGATCGTCTTCTCCACGTTGACCTTCTGCGGAGTTCCGAAGATATCGATATCCCATATGAAATCGCGCAACCATGCCTCTTTCTCACTGGGAGGAGTCCAGTCTGGCATCCACAGACGATTCTCCTGTGATGCCAAGAAGAAGTCTCGCAGGACACTCTCTTGAAGATCCCGCAGTCTCTTGATAAATGCACTCGGGCAAGGGACATACCCCTGCATAGCGTCTTGAATCGCCTTTCGGTCGCACTGAAATTCAATTGTCTTCGTAGGAGGAGGACGCGCACAGTGCGCGGGGGTTCCCATCCTTTGTTGCTGGTGTCTGTGCATGGTCCGTTCTCATGAATCTGCTTTTGGTTCCATCCGTTTTTTCTCCAATCTTCTAAACAAACAAATGCTCGATACTAAGGATATTATCATCATCACTGCGTCGATCTACCTCGGCAGTGTTGTCGCCAAGTTCTTCTCCTCCATCTCCGAGGGTCTTATTGCCCCCATCCTCGCCCCCGCTCTCTCCGCCGGCAAGGGAGTCACGGAGTCTCAGGTCACCATCGGTGGTGTCACCCTCAAGGTTGGCGCTGCTCTTGCTGCCCTCATTGACCTCATCATCTCCTTCGTGGTGGTTGTTTTCACCATTGGCATCCTCCGCACCTACTTCCTCTCCAAGATCGGCGCCAAGCGCGAGATGTAAAAAAATCAAACTCTAAACACAAATGGTTTGGTACAACCCCACGACATGGTTTTCTTCCTCTCAAGAGACTCCCGTTGAGACTCCTATGCCCATGGCGTCCTCGGAGCCGACCCCTGCACCAATGGGCCCCTATGGCGGCAAGAAGCGCAAGACCCGCCGCGCAAAGAAGGGCGGCAAGCGCCATGCGAAGACCGGAAAGGCA